TCGCTTCCGATATGTTCGCTTTTTCTTTGCCTTAACGGCAACCAACTTCTTCGAAGACTTACGTTTGTTGGTGTAACGGTAACGCATAAGCTTACCATTCTTTTTGAAAGTTTTACCGTAGTTGTATTTCGCCATTAGAAACACACTCCGCTAACGTGGCCAAGAACACGTTCGGTAACACCCAAAAGGTGAAGCAACCCAATAGCCAGAAGATATTCTATTCGATTCTCCTTAACGTGTGACAAAAGACGAGCGCTAACGACCGCATCCTTGACTGGTTCTGGTATAACTGCAGACATAAATATCACATCTCCGTCATAGGTTCACAAAGGTAACCACGATGGTTACCAGGTATCAAATCAATCTCGAGCACGAGATTAGACGTTGAACCAGTGTTGGTCAAATCGAATCTAATCAAGCCACAAGGGAAATTTCCACCCTTGATTCGAGTAGTGCCACCAACAGTTGTTGGAGTAATAAATTCTACAGAATGTATCTCGAGACCTGGTAATTGGTTTTCACCACCAGGGTATTGAGTATCAGTATGAACACCATCGTTCTCGAACGGATAAGGTGCCTGGTTATTCTCATTAATCATAACGTCAAGAACTTCATCAGTTTGAGCAGTTCCTTCATTAAACATTGCAGCAATCCAGTTTTCCGGAGTGTTATCATCTGCATCTGCAGCATCGTCCGGCACGTTAGGGTCCTCGGGATAAGGAAGTCCACGTGAGTTAGCATATCCTTCAATGAGAGATATTGCATTTAATCCTGAAGCACCAACACCAGGGAAATTTGCGCCAGTAGCTACAAACTCAAATTCATTGATAGCACCTTCAACAGCACCGGCTGCGACAGGAATGACTGCCTTGGAAGGAAACCATTCTCCAGGGGTCGCTGCAGCAGTAGCATTTGCTGGCATCATGTTAGCACCGATACCGGCAGCATGATGAGTTGCATCAGCATAAACCTTGAAATCAAGGAAACGTGGTTTTACTGAAGGAGATTCATCGAGAGCATCACGATTCATACGTTGCCAAGCTCGGAATCCTTTTTCCCAAGCATTCGACATAGTCCAAGTGTTAGGTAATTTCGAAACCAAAATACTACCTTCAAAGCCTGCTAAGTTCAGAACTTTTATTCCACCAACAGCCCAGTTAATGCCTTGACGATAGAATCGTCGATTAACCAAGGAAGCAACTTGAGACAAGTCAAGATATTGTGTTACAACGCCTGCTGCAGACACTGGGGCAGTCGGAATATACAACGTCAAAGTTGACGGTTCTATCTTAGATTTTCTCGAGTAGCGTTTCTTCGCCATACCCATCGGGTAGACTATCAATCCTATATTGGTTCCGACCAAAAGGTCGACTTAATCGGGGATTAGTGAACATGAACTCCTCAACTTCGGGCATCATGTGCTTAGGCGCTTTAAACGGTTTTGTAACATACGCAACCTTAGAGCTGTATTGAATCAATTGATCCAGCTCATGAGGTTCACAGTAATCTAACGTATATCTCGAACCATATCCAAGTTTTGCCAGGGCCGAACAACTACGTCCCTTGTTTTCCTTTACCTGAAGCAACTGCTTTTGCTCATACAAAGAGTCTTGATGATCGACAACCTCGACGTGGCGAGAAGTCTCCTTCAGACGATCCAGTTTCTCAGGACCAAAGAACAGAGAATGCATATGTACATTCCACCACTTCTTCGAATTGTTGTAGGTGAACTCCATAAAATGAGTTCCACCATCTGCGCCAAGTCCATAGTCCGTATGTCCTTGTTTCATGTGTTTCCCACAAAGTAACCTATTCATGCCACGCATAGAGTGCCATCCAGTAAGACCTGGTAAGGTTGTCCTGGCAACAGCATAATCATACTGTTCCTTCAAGGATTTGAAACGAATCCCAGATTCATGTTTCATGCCAGGTAACGTAACGGTTAGAACTCCAACTTGGATATCGTTGCCAAAGTAATGTTTGGCCACTTTCAACCGTTCCTTAATTTCATGCGCTCTCTTTCCAGCTCTCTTTCGTTCGCAACTTGGGCAAGCAAGCCAGCGAGCGCATTTGTGCTTCCAGGCCTCGTCAGGTCTTCCGAGCCAGGCACCTTTACAGATTGCCAGTCCGACTTTATCGTTCCTTACAGCACTGCTCGAACTAAACATCATTTTTGGCCGCCCATGGGGCTCCTATCAAAAAATAACATTTAGCAAGTTCGGTATACAAACAAGTAGGAATGTTATTTCTAACGTTTCCTAAATGGATCCATCTTGAGAGGATCTCCGATGGCCATATTAATTTCGTAGCCAGCATAGACGCCAAGAACTACGATTGCGGCAGCATCTCCAAATGGGAGAGGACCGTCTGCAGCAGCAAGAGTCATTGCAAGTGCAATTGCTCGACGTGCTCTTCGAACACGGCCGCCTCTTTCGATAATCTCTTCAGACAAAGATCGGCTCTCACCGGTCTCGTTCGCCCCAGGGGGGCTCCTCACGGATTCGGCCTTTGCCGAATTGCGCCCTCGTTCCGGGCGCTCGGCTACAGTCACGCCGAAAGTAGTAGATTGAGGTGAGGGGGTGTCGAGGACAACAACGTGGCCACCAATCTCAAAATAACTGGTCATTCAACCCACTCCTCTTCGCAAACGGTACAACGTGCATGATACAATGGAGTGTGTTCGAGCTCTTCTTCAAGACCAAAAGTCCCTTCAGGAATACGAGCTAATACAACGAAAGTTCCAGTGGAACCGCAACGTGCGCATTGAGCCATCAATATCGCTTCCGATATGTTCGCTTTTTCTTTGCCTTAACGGCAACCAACTTCTTCGAAGACTTACGTTTGTTGGTGTAACGGTAACGCATAA